TGGCTATCTGGACAGAAACTAATCTGCCTCTAGCTCTTGTATCTACCTTATCAGTCGTAGAAGTTATTGTAAAGGGTCCAAGAGGTGAGCTAACTGCTACATCATCTGGATAACTACTTACAAATAAAGTTACTTGAGCATTACCTGTTTGGTATTTAAAATCAGGTATAAATCGTTTTACAGACATAAAGAATTCTCCATCACCTCTGTAATCAGCAACTCCTGTTGCCTGACCCAAGGCGCTCTTACGTGAAGTAATATCCCAATCTCCAGATCTAATAAAAGCATCAATAGAAGTTGTGCCTGTACTGTTGACTTGATCAGTTCCTACTTCATGAGCATAGTAAATACTAGCTCCATATAAATTTGTAATACCTAATATATCTGGAAATACAGGTGTGCCATTGTCCACATAATCAGTTGCATAAGGTGCATTAAACACTCCTTGATCTTGATAAGTAGTTCTATCTAGTGATGAAGTGGTCCAAACATTTTCTGAGTAATTATAAGTTACACATCTATCAATTTGCTCAGATCCTGATTTTGGATAAAACCAATTTATTTCTGTATATAAAGTATTAGGTGAAGAGTAGATAACATCCCTGGAATCTAAATTAATTCCTAGATTATCTCCGTCTGTACTAAATACAAAATCTTCTACCAATGATGGTAATGATTTAACTGTACCATCGTAAACAAAAAAACCACCTTCTGCTGACATCCACCACACAGCACCATTTGCATAAGACATAGCCTGTTGACCAATACACCCACAGTTCGTGCCTACTTGTCTAACAGAAAAAGTAAAAGGTGGACCAACAAATTGAATTACATATGCAGCTGTATCAGTTGCTACAAAGATGTAATCTTTCCCTTGTATAGCTGCTCTAATCTCATTACCAGTGTCTAATCTAAAAGTCCCTGCAGTGTTAGTCGCTGTTGGCGCATAAGTATTTAAATCTTCTTGATTAGAAAATCTTACAAACATAGGGTCTTGTGTTGTAGAATTACCTATAGTTGTTTCTGTTCCTAAATGAAATACATGTCTGTCCCTGTCTGACACAATAGAAATTCTAGTGGCTGTTGGATTGTTTGTTGTATTAAAATTAGTTGTTGTTTGAGAAGCTCTGACACCTCTGGGTGTTCCAGCGCCAGCATTCCAGGTAAAAGTTTTACCATTAAATATAGTTGCAACTAATACTTGACCAAAATTATCTAAACTCCAGTTTCCTGGATCTAAAATTACATCACTAGTATCACTTTCTGTGCCCCAAGTAGAATCTCCATAAGAGGCAGTTCCCCAACCATAACCAGCCGTTTGAAAAGTAGGACCTACTTCAACGTAAGGATTAACAGTTGCAGCACCAGCTGCAGTCATACCTGTTCCTCCTTCGTTTCTAGAAGCTAGTATAGTAAATTTGTCTACATCTGGAGTTGTTTGTATTTCATAAACTTGTTGTAATTCTGCAGGTGTATAGTCTGAAGCACCTGTAACAGTCACACCAGATAATGTCACATATCTTCCTTTTGCTAAACCATGGGATCCTTTATTTATAGTTACAGTATTTGAACCATTAACAGTTGTTATAGTGCATCCTGTAATAGCTGTATCTAATGGAGTAATGTCAAAAAAATCATTACCATAATATAAAAACAAACCTTGAGAGGTTCCTATGGCTGCATATTTTTCACCTGCTAATGAAGTCCAAGTTAATTGAGCTCTAGCAGCGCCCGGTAATGTTTTAGATGCAGCGGTCAATTGTTCCCAACCACCTATTTTTTCAGGCGCGGTATACCTAAAACGTACAAAGTCACCATCTACCCATTGTCCAGGGAGAGCTGAAGGTACGCTTTGTTTATTAAAACCAGGTGCAAAATCTACTTTTTTTAGGGCCATAATTGTGTTATATATTAGTTTTAAAGATAATAAAAGATAGAAAATACGTCATAAATGATGATACTTAACAAGGAACAGGTAGAATCTATTAATAATAATAAAGTTACACATGTAAAAAATTTTACTTTATTAGAAAAAGAATACGACTTTAACTTAATATCTGACATGCTAGAAAAAGAAGATACATGTGTTCTTACAAAAACACGTGTAGGAGACTTAAAAGATGTATATCAAATGCTAAAAGTAACTACTTTTCATAAAGACTTTAGAGTTTTTTTTGATTTTTTTTTAAAGATGTTTAAATATAAACCTGATCCAAGAGATGCAGTAGAATTGTTTTTTAGTTTTGTTTCACAGGTTGGGGCTAGTCATGTTGACATAGAAGATGTTTTTATAATAGGACTTAAAGGTAAAACAATTTATAGAATTTATGGAGATGAAAATAGTGACTATGAAATAAATAAAGGTGATATGATATTTATTCCAAATGGTATAAAACATAAAGTTCTTGGATTAACACCAAGAATTATTGCTTCTGTAGGATACTTTAATTATAGAACATAGATATTATGGATCATTTAGAAGCAATTGTAGAATTAAAAAACATAATTGATAAAAATTTTAATAAAAAATTAATTTCATTAATTAATAAAAAATCAAAAAAAAAATTAACTATTCAAGATGGATTAAATACGAACATAAGAAATGTAAATGGATATCATTTAAATCTTGATACACCTACCAATTTGTTTTATTGGAATTTTATAAAAAAAGAAATTGAAAGAATATATCCTTTTTATAAAGCTAAATTTCCCTTAGCAACTGGAAAGAAAGTAGAACAAATAGATTTACTTAAATATGAATTAGGAGGAAAATATTCTCCACACATAGATGATACAAGTTATAGTCCAAGATTACTAAGTGTTATTTTAAATATTAATGATGATTATGAAGGTGGAGAATTGTGTTTTTTTGACCAAAAATATAATGAAGTAAAATCATTGAAATTAGTAAAAGGTTCAATAGTATTTTTTCCTAGTAATTTTATGTACCCTCATACAATAAAACCAATAACAAAAGGTCAAAGGTATAGTATAGTTTCATGGCTCAGATAATAAAAAATTTTTTTTCTTCTCAAGAATTAAATCTCTTACAAAAATATTGTTATAATAAACTTGATCAAAATAAAGATTGGGCTCTTGATGGTCAATCTTTTTCTCCAGCTTGGTATTTAGATCCTTTAATGATTGGTTTATTAGATCTAAAATTACCTTTGGTAGAAGAAAAAAGTAAATTACAATTATTTCCTACATATGCATATTGGAGATATTATGTACTAGGGGGAACACTTCCATATCACACGGATAGAGCTTCTTGTGAAATATCAATAACTTCTTGTATTAAAAAATATGATAATTGGCCAATTGTAGTAGAGGGCGAAAAATTTGAATTGGAAGAAGGAGATGCGGTGTTATATAATGGTTTGTTTGAAAAACATGGAAGACCCGGTACTTATATGG